GTCGTAGTACCGGTTCCTAAAACTTGTACGAGATCGGGTATAACTCTAAGAATTCTGGAAGTTGGTCTAGCAGTACTAGCCGCAGCTCCTGAATTAGTAGGTATACAAGTGTATCTTTTAAGGAAAGCTCTCAAACTAGAAACTTTATCTCCAGTAACTAAAGCTGAAGCAGTAACTGAATTAGAAACTACTGAGGAATTACCGATGGTAAACGATAAGGATTTTTCCGTTTTGTCCAAACCTGATTGAGGTGCAGCATAAGTAAATGCAATGTTATTAATCTTAGGTTGGGCTACTTCGAAATCATCTCCTCCAGCTATTTCAACTAGGAAGGTAATAGAACTATTAACTGTAGCAGGAGCAACAAGTGCATCTACAACTTCTATAGTAATATAACCGGTGGATTCTACGTTGGTAGTTTGACAGTAAGGGAACCTACTAATGTACGGAACAATAACTTCAAATTCGTTGTGTTCACGAATATCAATAATTTGTCTATTAACATAGTAGGGTGAGGCTGTGTAAGAGCTTTCATCTATAGGGAAGAAAGCAACTTGAATTCTGCCTGAGTGAAATTCAGTTTTAACGATTTTAAAACGATATTTAATAGAACCTCGCCAATAACTGAAGAAGTTAGTCAAATATCCAACAGGGGGGTATGATATAACTCCAGAATTAACAACAGAAGGGGTGGGATTAACTAATTGGGACCATAAGACTCCAGATGATAAGGTAGTCCAATTAAATTGGTAGAAATAAGCATATTTCCGTGCAATATAAGAGAAGTCCATCTCATCAATGGAGGATCCTGATAAGCCATGGTGGACTTCAGTTCCTGGTTTGCTTAGAAAGCCTAAAGAACGAGCTTCAGCATCTCCATCTACCTGAGAATGAGCAGCATTGTTTAAAAGCATAAACTTGGCTAAAGAGTCACCTTGAGTAGGTTTTGAAAATCCGAAGATTGAAGCTGTTTTAGCCATTCTATCAGCAATCCAAGAAACACTAGTAGCGACTGTTGATAACATGGGAACATCTTTGAATTCTTTGAATGCGCGGCCTACTTTAGAGGCAATTCCTGAAATAGGACCGTTCATCTTGTTTGTAACTTCTCTATCAGATATGCCACCTTGTGGAGAAGCTGCTCCAAAGAGTTTTATATTTTCAAAAGTGACATAAAGGGTATAAGAAGCTACCGTAGAACCAGCAGGGGATACCAAGGGTGAATAAGGGTAGAGATTAATGAATCCTAAAGAGGAGACATCAGCCCCGGAAACAGCGGAGTTTAAAGGCCAGAAGTTCTGCGTAGAAACAAAAGGTACCAATAACTCAGCTGAAGTTTCGGTGTTAAGGTCGAATTCTACATGCGGTACTGTGGTTCTTTGAACTAAAGTGGCCATATGTATGTTGTTAACAAGAATAGCTTTAAGGCTGGAAGTGGTTTGTTGTGTGCCAGCAAGTGGTACCCAACCAACGCAGTATCTTCCTTGTTGAAATCTATTAGCATTAATAACTATTCTAAATCGCATGTCCATTCTTATACCAAAGAAGCCTTTTAGCTTGTCTTTCCAAAGGGCTCCTTGCGAGCTAGTAAAAGCAGAAAGAGGCATAGAGATGCTGTTAAAAAAAGCGTAAGTATCAGAGGTGGAAAAAGTTCCTGAAGTAAGTACAATCGGTTTAGATAAGAAATCGATAATGGTCTGTTCTGTGGGTTGCGTATCGTTGAGCGATAGCCATCCAACGTCGATATGCTCGACCGTAGACTCATCTCTTCTAACGGTATCGCTATCGTCGATGAATGTAGTTGTTGCATTACGAAATGTTTGTCCAACACCAGAATCAGCATGAGCGTCTTCAGGGTGTTCAACGTGGGGGTTGTTTGAGGTTGAGGAATTTAAAATTCCCGTTGTGACGTTAGTTGTAACGTCAGTGTTGGTTGAATTTAAGTTTTGAGCAATTGTATTTATTGACACTACTGAGTTACAATTATTCCTAGCAATGTTTTCATCTAACTTTTGTGTAATGGGAATGCCAAAATCCAGTTTGGGCGTAGCGATTAAATAATCCTGGATATACCTACTGCAGCGTTACTAACTTATAATGATGAGCCTATAAGAAAGCAGGATCACACAATAGGGGTGTCTTTGGGACGTGGAGGAGTTTTACGACATCACGGTCGGGGATTAAGTGGTGGGTGGAGGTTTTATTTACATATTTACAAATTAGGAAGGTGGACTTACATAGCCCACTGATGGTCACTACTGAGTGTATCAGTAAGCGCCATTAAGTGATCATTGTAAACAACTCCCTCAAATTTGTAATTCGGATAATATTCTTCCTTTAATGGAATGAGAACATTATACCAGTAATCATATGTTTTTTTACCATGGAGAGAAAATTCTCTCAAACTAGTAGATATATTATCTACAGTTATCTGAGAAGAATTTTTCCTATCAGTTTTGTTTTTATTTTTTTTTGTCCAATTAATCATGTTAACTATACTATCTATTCTGAGTGGAGCAACGTACCTAGCCGCTTCCCTACTATAGAGGAACTTCCTCTTAAGGAATTCAACATCGGTAAGTTTGCGGAAAGGTTCGATAGCTTCACCCTTTAATTCGGTAGTATATAATTGTCCTAAAGATGCCATGACATCAGGGAGAAGTAATTCATTAAAGGTCAAATGGTAGTCAAGGGATACGGAATAAAGATTATCGTCACCAAGAGCTATGAAATAGACATGTTTATTAAATGCATCTATAGGATTATCTAATAGTATCCAAGCACATCTAAAAACAATGTTATTATTCATAGTGTTAATGATTGCTGTCAAGGGGTTGCCACTAGGCATAGAACTGTACCAAGGCACAACACTATTCTTAAAATGGTGTCTAGAATTAGTAATTTCAGCCCAAAGATGAGTTCTTATTTTATTCGCTTCTTCATCTGAGTTCCCATACCAATCGTTAATTATATTTAGAACCTCGTTTAATGAGAAAGGTTGTTCATGTCCATCATATTGTGTGAAGTCACCAGCTCCAACTAGTGTTTCTTTTCCAACTACATTACGGGATTTAAGTTTCCTAGCAATTATATCCCATTCTTCAGAAAAAGGATTAACTCCTATGGCTGATCCAACATTAATATTGGAACCAACAAAGGCATCAACAAAGGCCCCAAAGTACATTCTTACTAACAGGAAATAATAAAAAGGAGATCCTGAGATCATTCTAGCGTTTTTGCCAATAGTTCTGACTTCATCCTTAAGAAAATCATAATATACAAAGAAAGGTCTAACATTATTACGATACATCGTAAGATACTCATCAATCTTAATCTCTATAATCCCAAAGTAGTCGGAAGCTCTGCCAAGGTCGCCAGCATTAAACGAATTGAGGTAAAGTTTTTTATAATCAATTTCATTTTTAAGATTCATTGGAAAGCCCGAACTAGTAGAGGACGGAATACCTTTAACATTATCCTTGGCATGTAAAGCTTCCTTAAGGGTCCAGGTGACTCTATTCTTATATTTGACAGTGGCTTCTCTTATCAATTGGCCATATGATGATGACGCTCTCGAAACGGTGGAATAATCAACCGCCTCAGGAGCAAACCCATAACTTAAAATAGCTTTGTCCAAAGGATAAACCAATTCATCATTTTCATCATAATGTGGATTAAGATTAACGGGCCTTTTATCGGTATTAGAGTACGGCTCAGGAAGTTTATTATATAATAAGGACTTCTTGATTTCACTCTTACTGTTAGGATCAAGTCGATGACTGTCGTGGAAAGCTAATTCAGATAAGAAACTACCATGCGGAACTGGAACAGTATCGTAAACAAAGTTAGGTTTCTCTTCACTATTGAAACTAGGCTTAGGAAATTGGTACATACAAAGGAATTCGGCAGTTTCATAACTAAGTATATTACCGTAATTGCATATATCAGAACCTCCAATATGCATACCCATAATTATTCTGTTTTGGAATTGATTTGAATCGATGCTTATTAAAGAACCACAATCACCAGGATTAAATTTATGATCATAAATAATAGATCTATGAACTCTATAAACACCATAAGGATCATCATCCCAGGATGCATTAAAGATATTTATTCCTTGAAACTGTCCATCGGTCTTTACAGTACGAAGAACTAAAGTTGAGATATCTTTGTCGTTAGTCATAAGTTCAGAGCCAACTATGTTAATTCTATTAGAACTATTTTTCTTCAACAAATCAATATCTTTTTCCGTAAGCAGATGGTTAATGAGACCAAGAGAGGATGTTTGAGATTGTCTAAGAGTGAAGGAAGCTAAATCATTGTTAGTGGTACTTTCGCTAAATTCCATAGAGTTTAGGATATCTTCTATACTAACTTTATAACAATTGGTTTTTAAGGGATTGGAGATGCACACTGTGCCGCCAATATAATCACTTCTTCTGCGTTGGGTATCCATAAGCATAACAAAGTGAAATGGACACGCAAATACTTGACCCCTAAGGTTCCAGGTATGTCCTAACCTTCTTATAACAGGACCTTTACCAAAATCAAAGGTAATAAACATATTAAAGTAATATTTATTGAAAACATTGGAAAGTATGGAGTTAACATTAGTCTGAGCTCCAAATTCCTTATAAGAAATCTTAGGCAAAACATCAAAAACTAGATCTTTAACAACGAGACCGTGAGGAACATTCATGGGCTTAACAAAGGCTTTATGCAACTTTATAAATTTTAAATTTCTGGACTTAGAAACATTACGAGCTGTGTCCATAGAATGGGGAGCAGAAATAGAAGGTTCCGAAGAACCATTAATAAGTCTAAATATTTTATAAGCCCCTTTGATAACAACAACAATTCCAGCGGATATTAATCCTATAACAAGGTAATTGTTCTTGAGAAAATTCCAAAATGAACGACACATGTACTTAATACGATCAAGACCAGAGAAAAATGCGTCCGATAGTCTAGTAGACCAATTTACTGTCTCACCAGTAATGATATTTTGTCCTTCGCTATGTCTAAGTATCAGCAAATCGCCTAATCTTTGACAGAATTCTGAGGGCTTTGCTATTACACTAATAAGCGAGACTAAATCATCATCATCAAAAGTCGATAATAATTCTGAAATTGACATTTTACCAACAACAGAGGTTAAATGTTGAGTGTGAAGCATGTATCTATATTCACCTACAAGAGCTGTAGAACTAACATTGTGGTACTTGTAGTCTAACATTCTCTCACAAGAGTTAATGTCGGATCTCGTGAGTAATCCTTTCTTATATGCACTATAACATACACTCTTAGAGCATAGATATTGACGATATAGATCAATGCCTTTCATAATATCTGCATGATTATCATCTGGCAGACTTCCTCTACCCTTGTATATTTCCTGATATTCCTCTGGAGTAAGCATTTCAAGGTTATTGCAATAATTTATAATACCATATTGGCATTCATTGATGTAACCATAAACACTATATTGGGAAGGTTGGGATTTGCCCTTTGATTTATAGCTGTTAATAAAGAAATCCGCAGCATCATCGACTATGTAATTCTTCTTGAGGAGGGTACGAACACCCTTATAGAAATTATCATAAGGATCTTCCACACTAGTGTGGTAATCCGAAAT